ATCTCCTCTTCAATTGCCAACATCTCTTCATGAATTCTTTCTGAATCCTTAGGATCACAAAGAACTACCATTTCTACTTTTTTAAACTCATGTACTCTTAAAATGCCTCTTACATCTTTGCTTCCTTTTGTTTTCCCTCCGGTTTTTGACCTGCCTTTTGTAAATCCCTTCATAATTCTATATCTTTATAAATATCTTCAAGAGTTTTTTCATTTTCAACTACACCTTCACTATTTTTCTTATTATAACAAATAATAAAAGGTATATAATCACCGTCTATTATTAACAACGTATCTTTCAATATTTATATTATTTAATTTTTTAACATATAAACTATCCTCAGCATATCCTATCTTTTTAAGAAAGGAATAATAATTACCTTGCTTATAATGTCTTTTTTGCCATCTAGAATAATAAGAAACACATTCTTTCCAAGATGCAAATTTAAGGTATCCTGTTGACAAAGTAAAGCCAAATAAGTTATTCCTTACTCTACAATTATAGCTTTTCAACCTTCCAGTTTCTAGGATACATTGTTTAAGAACAATCTCTGGATATTTAACTTGTTGATTTACAAGCTCTTGATAAACATTTTGTAAAGTAAGTGAATCACAGATAGTTACACTTTTATAATCTTTAACTAACTCATTATCAGTATGTAATACTAACTCACTAGTAATCAATATTATGATAAAAAGTGAGATAAAAATTATAAGTTTTTTCATTTATATTTGTTTTTAATTAAGTCTATAACCATTTTAGCTTGTTTCTGATTTTTAGGCATATATAATTCACAAACTATACCATTATCAGTTATATATTTCTTAAACATTTTCCACTTTAACTTAAATTCAGATGTTTTGTAACCTTTAGTTTCAATAATCCATCTGAACTTTTCATCTACAAAATCTGGAGTATATTTTATAGTTTGTATATTTTTTCTAGCCTGACCAAAAACATCTTTACCTTTTACAGTATATTCTTCTAAAGAATCATTTTTAAATTCAAATTTTTCTTGTAAAACAAAAGTATGTTTTTCATAATCAGCTTTAATACCTTCCTCATCTAAAGATCTAGCTGTAAAAGCTTCTAATCCGCTTTTATATTCAATTCCATTATAAATAGTAGATACAGCATTCTTAATCTTTTTATTAGCTTTACCTACTTTCTTAAATCTTTTATTAAACATTTAAATCTAAAATATATTTATTACTTTCATTTAATGTTCTAGCTATAACTTCTGCTATACCTAAATCATTAATATAATATTTTGGAACTCTGCAAATTTGAGCATAATCATTGGTACTTTCAGAACCTTTAATTACTGTCGCATATCCATCTAATCTCACTGCTGTGTACATATTTTTAATTTTTTATTTATTAATTTTTTTGCTTTATCTATTCCAAATTGTTTAATATAATCTGATAAATCTTTTTCATCATCTATATAAAAATGTTTAAATTTATATTGATTTACTAAAGATTCTGTAGCTTTTATACCTGGAGGATCATTATCATAATTGACTATAATCAAGTCAAATCTTTTAAGTAGTTTGTCTACTAAATCTTGCTCTAGTTTATTAGCTTCACCTTGTAAACTTATAGCTGGTATTCCCAGTGTATAATAACACATACAATCCTTTAAAGATTTAGTAAGTACTAAAATTTTACCATTTAGAGGTAGTTGATCGTAACCTTCAATATCTGAAGATACACCACCACTAAATAACCATTTAAACTGTTTATTAGGTTCTAAAGGTCTATATACCTTATATGAATACTTATTTAAATTAGTGAATCTATAAGCATATACAGGATTATTATTTTTATACTCTGTTATATATCTTTTATCACCTTTAATTAAAAATATATATTTACAACTAAACACATTGTATAAATCTAAAATTTCAAAATTAATGTTATATTGATTCCAATAGTTATAATCATATATAGTCCAAGGTTGACTTTTTATTTCAATACTACTTTTAATTTTAACACCAATAGGATTTATACTTTTAGGTATTATACCTAAAGGTACTATATTTTTAGAATAAGTTATTTTTTTAATATTAAAATCTGTAGATATAATATTTAAAGCTTCATAATAAGTACAATTATATTTTTTCATTATATAATGAAAACAACTCAAATGTTCACCACTTGAAAAGTCTTTATAATATAATCTATTATTAGTAGATATATATATTCGACAATCTGGATTTTTATCATACCTTAAATCTGAACAAAATGATTTATCTAACTCTATAAAGTTTGAACAGTATTTTTTAAAAATATCAAATTCTGATACTTTACTTAAAATCTCTTGTTCAGTAACTTGAATATCAATATTATTAAAATCAAACATTAAATTTAAATTAAAAATAATAGGCTGAATGTAACGAATTTACCATTTAACTTACTTTCACCAAGTGCACTTGAAACACACCAGTTTTGGAATATAAAATCTAGACGAGTATGTTATATTCACCTGCTATAAGACAGTACTAACCCTCCCTTCTTATTTCTAGACCTCAAAAGCTTATACTTTGTATATTCAAAATTTCTTATACATTACTCATGTATAATCGTATGTAGTAAGCACCTATTATTTAATTATTTATTACCAACTAGCTTCAGTAGAAGTAATTCCAGTAGTTACTGTAGAAGTACCATTATTCAATGCTTCACCTTTAACTTTAGGATTAGGATTAAGTGTACTTAATTTAGAACTAGGAACAGCAAAGTTACCAGAACCAAATTCAGCTTTAACCCATGATTTCTTACTAGAATCTGAAGGATTAACCCATTTACCACTCAAATGAATAGCAAATTCTTTACCTACTAAAAGACTAGATAATTTAGTAGCTAAAGTTTCTGTAGTAGTAACACCATTCAAATAAGATTTAGTCTTATTTTTACCTTCTTCTGTATTAATATCTAAATTATTAGCAGCTGCTAAAATTCTAAGAATAGCTTGAGATGAAATATCAAAAGCTGATTTATTAGAACCTTCTTTTACTGTAGTAGATAAATAATAATCTTGCTCACAAGTCATACCTGATTTATCAGCTACTGAAATTCTTACATAAGGAGTTTGTTTTTGAGAACTCATTCCTGCTTCTACTTTAGTAGTTTTTACTAAATAGTTACCTGGTTGAAAATATTTACTACCAGATTCTTCAATTACTGTATTATTAAAATCGAAATTCATAATTTTGTTTTGTTTTAAGTTAATTAATTAAGTGTAAGTGTATTTTCTTCTATTGTAGTATCTACATCATCAACTAAAACTACTTTCTTAGTTTGAGTTTTCTTAATTTTAAGTCCAGCTTCTTTCAAAATATTGGTCATTTGAAATTTATTAATACCATATTTAGCACAAAGCTCATCTTTCTTCATTCTTGCATTAACATCTTGTGTTAATTCTTTTTTACTTATTTGTTTCATTTTTTTGATTTATTTAATTTTCATATATTTTAATAGCCTCTAATACAGCCCTCATATCATTATCTATTTTACCATTTACAGCATTTTTAAATATACCAACAGGAGCTTTAGCCATATTAGTAGTATTATTTTCTACCATAAAATAATATTTAACATCATCACCTTGTTTTTCTACAAGAGTTTCTAATGTAATCATAAACATACCAACAGGTTTAACAACGTCAGATACTAATTTACCTCCAGGAACAGAGAATACACTAGTACTAACACCATTAATATCTTGTTGATCAGTGTGAGCAGCTACAATAACAGTTAAATCATCTCTAAGACCATCAATCATTTTAAGAGTTTCATATACATTAGAACCCATCTCAGTAAACTTAGAATAACCAGTAACTTTAGCTTTCTGCATAAACTCACCAATCATAGCATAAGTAATAGTATCTAAGACTATAGTTTTAATTTCTTTCCTATTTTCAGAGATAAACCTTAATACACTTCTAATTTTATCCCAATCTGTGACTTTATAATAATTACAAGTAGCTGGATTAAATTTACCATCTTTATCTTGCATTATATAATTCTTTCTCCAACCTTCAAATGGTGGATTTTTTTCATCTGGACAAATAATAAAAGTTTCTTTAGGATCTAAATTACGTAAAGAATATGTTTTACCTGTACCACTTCTACCACACAATAATATTTTATTAGCCATTAATAACCTCCTTTTAACTTCATCATATATTTTCTAGCAGATTTTACAGCAGCTTGTGTATCATCATAAAAACTGTTAAATCTAACAGCTATTCTAACAGTAGACCATCTAAGGTAAGATGGAGTCTTAATCAATTGTTTTCTTAATTGTGTTTTTGTCATTTTTGTTTTGTTATTTATTTTAAAAACTTTTTTTAATATTTGATATTTTAACATAATCAGCACTAGTCATTTCTTTAGCTTTAGGTAATTCAAAGAAATGACCTACTTCACCAACAAATCCTAAACCTATTGTTTTATCAGCTTCACCATCTCTATTTTTCATTATACTCAAACTACGATACCTACTATTTAAACCATTATCTCCAATAATAGTATAATTTCTATGATTCTCCATCTCATATCTAATAGGACTAAATAAACTTAAACAAACATTACAATCTGCTACAGTATTACCGCTATCTTTCAGATCCGAAAGCATAGGTTCCATTTTACCAGTTCTCATTCTAGTAGGATCATTACCAGCTCTATTCAATTGCTGAACAACTACAGGTATAAAATTACACTTATTTCTAAGAATTATCATATACTCTGATAGTTTATCAATAATTTCTTTAGTCTGAAAACCTCTCTCTTTTTTACTTAGAGAAATATGATCTATTAATACAATAGTGTATAAATTAGGATCATTAGGAACATAATCAGATACAAAATCAAAATTATTATTAACTGATTGAATACCTGAACCATTTTCACCGGCATACTTCAATTCCTTATACCAAACACCTGTTGGATTTTCAGGAGTATCACATATTTTTAATATATCATTTAGCTCATCAAAATAGTCTAAAGAATTAACTACTAAATCATAATGTTCTTCAGAAATTCTATTTTTACCTCTAGACAATATATAATTAATATCTAATAATACACCATATTTCATCCATATATTTCTACAAGCTGCTTTATATAAAAGCATTTCCTTAGAAATTTCAAAACTATAATAATGTACTTGTATTTTAATATTAGTATTCTGTTTATTAGCTAAATACCAATCAATAGGATTAAATACAAATGTATTATTAGCAAATGCTGATTTACCTACTGATGATTCTGCTGCTATAAGATAATAAGTACCTTGTTGTATTCCAGGAATATATTCTACAAGCCTATTAAAACCATGAGGTAGACCTTTGTTTAACCCTTGTTTACCAGCCTCAATTTTAGCTTTTAATAAGTCTTTAGATATCATCTTGAAATCCTTTCTTTTCAGGTTCATTAACAGAATGAAGTAATTGCTCACAATCACCTGCTAACATACTTACACCATCCTTCTCAATATAATAAGGAGCTAGTTTCATATATGAATAATTTTTATTTTTCATTGTTTCTATATATTTTTTAGTAGCCGCTATTATTATTCCTTTGGTATAAGTAGGATTGTTATTAACAAACTTTTCTAGTTTCTTTAAACAACCAGGTTTATCAGTTCTTATAGCATAACCACCACTTTTAGCTCCTTTAGGAAATAAATCATACCATTGATCTATCCAAGCAGAAACTCCTTCTTTTTGAGCTTCAGTTAAAAATAAATCTTTGAATTTAGATGACATAGTTATTTTACTAAGTTTATATTTATCTCCTTTTTCAGAATTATGAATATAACCTTGTTTAACTAAATTATCTAAGGCTTCAGTTCTAAATTTATTAAGTTTACTATAATTAATTATAAGATCTTGTTTATTATTGTGTAATAAATATAAAAAACAATAAGATTCAAAATCTAGTTTTTCTTTAATTAATTTAGATACATCTACTTCTATTTTCATTCTTTTTCTTTATAATAACCAAATGCTTTATTATAACAAGCATTCATTAATTCTAAATCTGTAATCAAAGACATATTTATAACAGTAGGTAATCCTGTAGGTCTTACTATAGTTCCTACATCAATACCTCTTATATCATAAATATATCTTTGAATTACAGATAACATTTCAACATCAGTTAATCTGTCCTTATCTATTATTTCTTTTAACTCTTTATCAGATAACATGTTTCATTTGCAATTTAATATCCTCCTCTTCAATAGTCGGATTTTGTAATCTTTCAATATCTTCAACTGTAATGATTATTCCAAATTCTTTTTTAAGTAATTCTACTATTTGATTTTTGTTTACAAAGACTTCTTCATATAAGTCTTCAAGTAAAAATACATAAAGTTCTAATTCTTCTAATGTAGTTAAAGATTTTGCCATAGTTTAGTTTTAGTTAAAATTATCAAATTCTTCTTGTGTTACTTCACCATCTCCTTTACATAAGGAACATACTTCTTTAAACTCATAATCTTGATATTGTTTACCAGTAGCTTCACATTTAGGACATGGTAAAAGTAAATAATTCCAAGGACATTTCAAAATAAAATCTTCATTTTCTATATTTGACTCAATGATGTTATCCATTTTATATTATTTTGACCTTCTTGTTTCTTTTTAAGCCAACTTACCTCTTGAGTGTTAGGTGTATAAAGATTAATTATAACTGCCTGTTTACCAGGAGAAGACCTAATAATTCTCATTACTACCTTTATTTTCATAAAGGATTAGACTATATCTTTACTTTAAAATTTTAAATTTAAATATTTCCAACTTCTACCACTAGTAATTTCAGATAAAGTATTAGCATTTACCTTCCAAAGCCTGCTAATAGCAGCTTTAGTCATAATTTGTAATAATTTAGGTAACTGCTTAACTTGGTCTTCTGTTAATTTGGATTTTGGATTATTATTCCCTTTTAGTTTAGATTCTTGTTTAAGAATTTTAATTCTATGTTGCATGTTTTGAGATTGATTACACCATTCCAAATTATTAACATGATTATTTTCTTTATTACCATCAATATGATTAACTTGACTATAATTATTAGGATTGTCAATAAAAGCGCTAGCTACTAATCTATGAACACTATAAGCTTTTTGCTTACCATTTAATATCAATCCAATTCTACAATATCCTTTACTCTTATTAGTAGAATGTAATAATAAATACTCTTTAGATTTATAATACGTTTTATTTATATTATGAAGTCTATTAAAAGATATTCTTTTTACTCTACCAAAATTAGAAACAGCATAAGTACTATTGTCTATAATTTTCCAAATTTCACCTTTTAGTGATATTACATCTTCATTCATTTATAATTTTTTATTTTAAGTACACACCGTTTCCCAGATTTCTCCAGTACTCCCTTACGGGATAGTCGTTGAACCTTACTCATATTCTATTTAGAACTTAGAGTCTTGGCTGCTGATTATCTACACAATATACAATATATTTTTAAACATTCAAAACTATTTTCATAATTTTTGTAGTTATATTGTCTTTAAGACCTTCCAGCAATTAAATGTGTTTATACTCGGCAGATTGTACAATTACCGATAGTTTGAGTATTAATTAACTTAGAACTATTAAAACTAGCTACTATTCCTAAATCTAAAGTAGGTATATCTAATCCAGTAGTAAGAGCTTTACAGCTTGCTATACCTCTTTTCTTAGTTCTACCATCATTAAACTGCTTCATAGCCTCTAGTTGTTGTTTCTTAGTCATTTTAGAATGTATACCAATACAACTGTCTTCTAATATAGTTACCCTATCAACAAACTCAATAGCTTCTGAAAAGATAATATATTTACTGGAACCAAACATATTTATTATATCTAAAGTAAAGTTAATTTTATTACTATTACCAGTAATAATTTGTTTTCTTTTTCTCATAGAATTATAATAAGAACCAGCAATACCTTTTTCTTCTTTAGTACCACTAGATAGCCATTTTTTAGCAGTATCAAATGAATTATAACCTAGTTTCATAGCAAAATATTTAAATGAGTTATCAGCTTTATTATAAGCTATTTGTTCATCTTTACTAAAAGGAACTTCTAAGTTATATACTTGATACTCACTTACCCATTTATTAGCTAAACATTCATCTAAAGTAACAGTATCTATTATAGGCGCTTTTTGAAGAAGAAGTTTATGCTCACCATCATTTCTCTCAACTGTAGCAGTTAACCAAAATAGTTTTTCATATTTAACTGTGTCAAAAATAAGTTTAAATGTTGGTGCTAAAACTGAATGAGCTTCATCTATAATTAATAAATCGCAATTATAATTGTTTTTACTTGCAGTATTAACTACAATTACATCAAAATTAACTATTTTATTTTTATTAAGTTCTTCAGTCCATTGTTGTTTTAAAATTAAAGTAGGAACTATAACTATTATACTCTTAGGATTTATCTTTTTAATCCCTAATATAGCAGTATATGTTTTACCAAATCCAGTTGTGGCTTGTAAACCACCAACATAATTAGAATTAATCCATTTATCTATAACAGATAATTGTCTATCAGTCTTCGTCATAAATTTTAGTTTTATCTATTTCATAATCAATTGAATTTAGTTTTATCTTATGTTTAACTAAAAGAGCATCTAATTCTAGTTTAAATTCATCTTTAAATTTATTATATACAAACTCATGATGTTCATCAGTTATACATAATTTTTTATAATCTGATGCATCACGTAATCTTGGATAATCATATTCAAATTTTAAAATAGAAAGAAATGATTTAAAACTAGTACTATTACAATATGAATTTCTTCTCATATTATGATGATGATCTTGAAATAACTCTTGAAGATATATTTCATTATTTTCCCAATTAGCATTAACTAGCATTTCCATAGCTATTTTACAGTTAGAATCATCTCTAGTATTAAATAATTCATCAAGTTGTTTATATAACTCTAAATTACCTTCATATTTATATAATTTCTTATATAACACTTCATCTGTAATAAATTTTTTAGTAGGATTATTAGTTACTAAATCTGCTATATTTTGAAATTTAAAATCTTGACAATTTCTAAATACATAAGTATTATCTCCATAATAAGT